GCGGACCGCCCACCTTTGCTCAAATTGCACTTTTGGCATAATACTTGCAAATTCTGGTCATTATCAGTCCCACCAAGCCTACGCGGTATTATATGGTCAACGTGTAACTTTCCGTTATCTTGTCCGCATTGTTGACAACAATAACTATCTCGCTTAAGTATTCGCTGTCTGATTTTTGCCCATTGACTGGAAGTTCCATTATCAACAGCTGAAGCCATTAGTGCCACCCCTTGTCTTTGAAGTGTTGCCATGCTAGGCAATAGTCGCCCTTATATCTATGAGCTATATACCGGATACCCCAATCGATTTGAGTATAACCGTCTAAGTTCTTAAGCTTCTTGTTACGCAGTTGAGGTATGCCGTAATGGCTACCATTAACGGCTCGACTATCGAACTTAGACTCTTTCATATATAGGTTATATGCGCATTGATATTGCTTATCTTTAATGACTCTAGTATGTAAATAGAGCTTAAATCTATCCTTAGATGATTGTGTATCAGCCCATGAAGGACTCGGTATAGCCATTGCTAAACAGAGTACGCCCGATAGTAGGACTCGCCGCGAGCTCGCCCCCCGTGGGGCTCTCGTCGAGAGAGTTGATCGTACCCACCCAGTCAAATAGGTTGCAAGCATGAGCGTATTCTTGGGCGTTTCCAACAGGGTGTGGATAACTTTCTTAATCTGTGGATAACTATTCATCGCATTTATGGGCTTCATCGTAGTTAAATGAGCAGAAGTAGCAGCCCATATTTTCACCGCATTTGCGGCAATTATAGATAAACTGAATTTCATTACAGCAGCCCATGACTTGGCTTCTCATGCTGATCCGGTAATACTGATTAGCAAATGGCATTAGTCCTCATCTCGTATAGCTGCAACGATTCGCTGAACCAAAGTGCCTTCAGCGACGTTTCCGCAGCGTTCGCATATATGTAAAGGTAGGAATTCAGCCTCGACTTGACGGGCGATTACTTCTCTTAGTTCGGCTAATACTGTTCTCATACTTGGATTACTCATTTCTTATCCTTTCCCCAACCTGTCCCGCGAAAGATAATCGCTGGAGCACTAAATACTCTTATCATTGGATAACTACAACATAGGGGCGATAGATCGCCATTACTTGGTATTGAGTGGCTCATCTCAAGCTCGCCGCCGCATTGATCGCACCGGTAAAGGTAACTAGGCACTATTGCCACCCACTAAGCAAACTCCCATAGTTCCGCAAACGGTACACTCGAGCGTCTTAACGCCCGGCGGTAGTAAGTCGGTCACTATGCGTTCGACCTGTAACGTTTCGCGCTTACAGCGCCGACACTCAAATTTCAATTTGTCCATAATTAGACTCCTTTAGATTTTCCATAGAATTGAGATTGTGTTGGCTAACCCACCATGATTCGGTTTTATCATGCTTAAACCTAGATGTTTTAGCTGCTCTAATTGGTATCCAGCCCTTAACGTAATAAGTCGGTGATTCGCCTACGACTAGCACCGCTAAATCCTCGGTTCGATCTCTAGGCTGCAAAATCAAGTGACCGTCTAACCAACGCGTATGTTTAATTTCGATTCGGTTGCCGATGTCTGCTCGAATTTTGAACTTGTCTAGTTCGATCTTAAAGTCCTTGATTCCAAAGAACTTAGCAGCTGCTATCTCAGCCCCAAACGCCTCAGCTGTGCGCTTAATCGAGTCATGTATGTTGCCGCGCATAGCTTGGTCATGGAAGTAAAAGTTTTCCTCACCTTTAAACTCGCATGTAAACGCGGCGGCTGCCGCTTGAACTTCCTCGTCGCGTGTAAGCGTGATTTTGTTTACTCCCATGTCGCACACGTCCGAACATTGTCCGGACAAACCCAGCCCTTATAAGGCTTTCCAGTTTTCCCGACTCCCTCTTTGCGAATCATTACGCCATGATTACAGGATCGCCCGGTGAGTATTCCGCCAATTTCGGCAACGGCTTTAGTCATGTCCCATGGATCATAAGAGCCGTTAGGTAGCGCTTCATTAGCTCCTGCTGGCGTAGCGACTGGGCGTTCGACTCGCTTCATTTCCTCAAAGGACGGGCGATTTTGATTCTCGCTAAATTTGCTTAGCCCGCCAGTATGTAAGGCTCGACCTATTGCTGAGGTTGATCCGTTCTCGAGTGGAAAGCGATTGGCGTTCGATCTAATTTCCTCGGCGAAATCTGTCGCGAAAGGTAACTGGTCGGTTACTTCCTTGTAAATGTCAGTCTGGACGATGTAGCGCGTCCCGTCCTGAAATACGATGTTAACGTCAATTCGACCATTTGGATACTTGATCCAGAACTTCTCGATCCGCTCCGCTACGGACTCGTAGCCCTCTAGTGGGATAGCCATTAGTAGCTTCTCACGCGTTCAGTAGCGGCACGAAGTCCAGCAGCTCGACCTCGGTTAAAGCCGTCTTTGACGCCCTCTTTGTAACCAATAGTCCAGCCCACTAGAAACCAGCCGACACTACAAGCGACGACTACCACCGCTAATTCCAATATAGTAAACATGTTAGCTCCCGATTCCGGGTGCGACGTATTCGCTCCCTAGTTATAGGGTGAACTAAATGTCTGACAATTACAAGCCTTACGCGTATTTAACGGCGTGTCGAGTTGCTTATGAGCAAGCTGTAAATTTCGTCAACCCGCTTTTCAAGGCGCGAAACCTGATCCTTCACGCTTGACCCAGAATTGGGCTTAAGCTCGCTTAAATAGTATTTTACTAAATGTCTAATACCCGTCATAAATGCCACTAAGAGCGTGACCATAGCCACGCCCATAGCAGCCCAATCGTTACTGTTCACCTGTTTTAGCGCCGAACGTAACGTCCTTAGGATTCAGGTAACGCATTAGAAGCGGAACGACGCCAGCGAGAAACCCATAAGCCAATTTCTTGGGATCGGTTTCACCTGTCATGTAAACGGCTAACGCTCCTGCGAGCGCTGATCGTCCATAACTAGCAGCCATAGCCTTTAGCTCTTTCATTACTTTTCTCCTAACCCTAGAGCCTTGATTAGCTCTAAGACTTTTTTTGGGCTTACATTGATTTCGAAATGCATTTCGTCGGGACGATTCTTGTAATCGCCGCCCCAGAATAATCCGTACTTTTTAGCAAGCGCTCGAATCATTGGAACTTTCTCAGCTGGGAACGTGCCGATTTTTCCGAGAACGTGTTTAGTCGCGTTAAGGTCGATCGCCGTACCGGACGCGTGATTGCTTAATCTGTCGGTGCTATTTCTGACCATGCGAAATGCGTATCCCCAGTCGTCAAGCTGACCGCCGTCGATTGGCTCGATTAGGTCGTTAAATTCTTTGCAAAATCCAACGATCAAAGGTGCGACGGCTTCAGCGCAACGAATCTTTAAAGTCGTGCCAGGTATCGCGTAGGACTTGATTCCGATTTCGGCTTGATCCTTTGAAGCCGTCCACCCGTTATAACTTGTCAATTTCATGACAGCAATAAAACGGCTTCCTCGGCTGTAATACCGAGTTTAGTTAATAGGGCAGCTTTTTTCGTTTCCTTTTCAGTTTCCAAATTCAATTTCGCAAATCTAGCGGCTGCCCAATTCGCAATGATTTCTTCGTATTCTTCACCGACGATTTGGGTATAACCTCTATCCTCATCGCCAATTTGGATCGTCGGATTTTCTTTTCGAACGTCTGCAATTACTTGAGCTTTAGTTTTCATTATTTTGCCAATCCATAGACTGAGATAGTGCCTGTGATATTTGTAGAAGCTGATTTAACTAAAAATCCGTCATAAATACGCGCTGTTTGAGTTTGTCCGCCAAAGAAATAAGCAGCACCCGATGAGGACATATCCATATATTGACCGTTCCAGTTAGGTGTCTGGCTGCCGTCACCGACACGGTTAAAATAAATTAAACCGCTTCCCGGATAAGTTGATGATCCAGTTGATTGCGAAATGGTAAATTGAGTAGCAGCATTACTGCCTGTGTTTGTTTGCGTTCCTGTGTAAATTGATCCGAAAGTGCTGCCGAAATAATTGCCACCGCTTTCGGTAGCACCGCCGTAGCGCATTTGGAATTGCAAATCATCGGCTGTTGTTGCTGCAAATAAGGTGTCTATAATGACTAAATAATTTGCGTATGTTGATGTAAAAACTGAGTCGAAAGTTGTCGTGGTACTAGCGACGTTAGAAAACGATGCCCGCTTAACTAAAGTTGAGCCAGCACTTGCAGCAGCCCCCCACTCTGGAGCAGTAGCTCCTGAATTGACTTTTAAGACTTGTCCAGCTGTGCCAATTCCTAAACGTACTGGAGCTGATCCGTCTCGGTAAATAATGTCGCCCGCTGTTGTAACTGTTGACTTAGCGATTGCAGCGTCAGCCAAATCATAAGCCGCTTTAGTAGCTGTTGGAGTCGAAGCTAGAACGCTTGAAGTAGTTGAAGTCGAATCGCTCAGCTGTACCGCACCCACGACGCTAGTCGTAGCCGCGTTAATTCCAATAGTTACAGCGCCAGAACTTCCGCCACCTGTAATCGGTGACGTTACGTTAACGGCTGTTATATCGCCGACGTCATTAGTGATCCATGCGAAATCCATGTTGCTATTTGACGCCTTAGCTAAAATTTGTCCAGTAGTGCCGCCTAGTAAATCAGCCATTGACGTATCGACCGCCTGACCAAATACCTCAAAATCAGCTGGTAAATCGGTAACTAAATCCGTCGGCGTTGGCATTTGCCAGTTGAAATTGCTCGTTGGGTTTGTCATTTATTCTCCTTATGCCACTACTAACGCGGTTTCCCACGTTAGCGATCCGGTTATAGTATTCCACGATTCCGCGATAGATACGTTAAGCCACTTCATAGCTTGTAGTGAATAACTTATCGGCGAAAGATTCAAAGTTACGGCGATTTCATTATATGCAGCCTTAAACGTCCAACCCTCGACGAATCCTAGAAAAGTACCGGACGCCATGTTTGGCGGTAAATCGCTAATTCGTAGCGGTAAGCCCATGTTGACGTTAATAAGCGAATCGCGATCCTGATCGTCTAGCTCTGGATTTGTCAGCTGGTAAGTGATCGACGTAAAGTTCGCTTGAGGCGTAGCTCTTAGGGTTAAGTAAAAATCGGCTTGATCTTGCGCGTCGGTCGCTTTGTCGAGTGTGGTAGTAATAATCTGGGCTAGGCGACCGTATTGCTCGATCGACGGAATATCCTCAGCGCTTACTTCACTAGAGCCATTAGCCTTATATTTAATGGTTATGTCATTACGAACGTCGCCAGCTCGAGTCTGAATTTTGAGCCCGTTAAATAGTGCGTGATTGGCTGTTAAGTCTGTATAGCCATTAGTGGCTAACTCAATCGACCTATGAGTCGAGTCTGCATAAGAAATGAGCCCAGACGCCGATTCGTATATGTAACCTAAACCGCTCGTCGCGAGCGCTGAAACCAGCGAATAAACGTCGGTTCGATTTGATGATCTGGCGTCTAGCTCATAGTTGCCCGGACGATCGATCTGGCCTAATCCGACGTTAGCAGCTGTCGCCCACGTTTCGCTCGGATTGTAGTCCTGCCATTGTTCGGCGGCTGGAACTTCGCCCCAGTTATTTAATAGTAAATCTTGCAAAATTTCCCAAATTTGATCGCCGTCGAAATCCTTAGCCAAAATTCCGTCGGTAAGCGCTTTAGGTAAGCGGCTTAGCGCTCCTAGAGCTGTGATGTTCAAAGTTTGGTTTATTGCGACGTTACCAGCTGTTGAAACTTCAATTCCGAAATCGACGACTGTACCACCAAAAATTGGCACGAACGTATTAGTCGAATCCTTTAGCTCGATCGAGACTGAGTCGTTTATGTTTATATTAACGATTGCCTGATTAAGGTTTATTAGCTGTAAATTACAATAGCCAGCCTGAGCCTGTTGGTAAATGTTTGTCCGACCGCTAGTGATAGTCAGATTAGCAAGAACGTATGTCGTGTATTCGACGCCCTTAATCTTAACGCGCCAGATTGGATTAAATACGGTCATGTGAACGCGAACCCTTGAGCGCCATTGGTGCCGCGATAGAAACTATCGTTTAATGTGTTAACGATTGTTCGAGCTGTCCCCTCGGAATCGATAGCCCCTGAAACGTTGACGTTTATAGTCGTTGGTGCAAGTCCGGCTTCTTTTTGACGGATTGCAAACATGGCTTCTCCTATGTTGCCAGTAGTTCCGCCTAAGCCAGTTACTAAATTATTTGATTCGTCTGTTGGAACGGCTACCTTTACAGCTGTTTTAACGGCTTCCTTTGTAATTGCAGCCGTTTCTTTTGCTACTTGCTTAGCTACGTCGCCGACTTCTTTTGCTATTTCCGCCTTAACAATTTGCGCTGTTTGTGGCGTAACTGTTGCAGCTTTAGCACCTTTAGCCAATATGACCGACGGAATTTCCTTTAGATCCTTACCGCCAAATAAATTGTTAACGACGTTATAGCCTTTTATAAGTAAGTTAATCGCAGCGATTGCTAAGTTAATTCCAGCGACGACGCCCGCGATTGCTAGGCTAACGCCGTCAATAATTAGCGAAACTACTTTAAACGCAGCGCCTAAAGTCGTGCCGATGATCGGCGCTAGGAATTTTGCAGCTGTTCCGATGACGCCAATTACAGCCCCGAAAAATGTAAATACGCCATTATTTTCCTCGACGAATTCTTTTAGATTCTTAAATACCGCTGTCACGCCTGTAATGACTGGAGTTAGAGTTGCCTTAAAAATTGGGACTAGAAAGTCACCAATAAACCCCCAAAGTGCTTTAATAGCTGGAAGTAAAGTGACGCTGAGCAAACTTGCGTAGCTTGCAAATAATGGGACGACGTTTTTTGTAAAGTAATCCCATAGATCGGTAAATACCGGAATAACTGAATCGGTCACGAAATCTGAAATATCTTTAAAAATTGGTTGAAGTGTTTTTCCTACGTTCTCGCCTAAAGTTGTTAGAACTGGAATAACGTTAGTAACTAACAAGGTAACTAACGGAGTAAGTGCGTCCAAAATAAATGATCCAGCGGTTTCTTGTGCTTCGCCAAATACCAGTTTTAAGCGATCCATTTTGCCCGCGAACGTTTCGGCTTTTTCCGTAGCCTGTCCACCGAAAGTTTCAGCAAGCTTTGCGGTTATTTCCTCAAGGCTCATAGATTTAAGATCGGCGGCGTCGATACCAATTCCGAGTTTTCCTAGCGCTCCGGTATTGCCCTCAACCGCTTTGCCTAACGCGTTAGATACGGCTTCTAAGCTCTTACCTGTACCGGCTGAAATATCAAAGGCTAAACTAGCTAGTTTCTGAGCTTCGCTAACGTCACCCGTTGCTCGGGTTAATCGTTCAAGCGCTGGACGTAATTCGTCGTCTGTAATGCCTAACGAGATTCCTTGCTGAGTAATATAACTTTCGACCGCCGCGATCTGTGCGTCAGTTGCTCCGGTTACGTTGGTTAAAGTAGTTGCGAGCTTTGCTTGAGCGGCTTCGTCGGCGATTGCGGACTTAACGCCGTCAACCAATAAAACGCCAGCATAAGCAATCGCCGCAGCGCCAGCCGCAGCAAACGCCGCTCCCGCTTTAACGCCGAAGCTGCCTAATTTAGTTCCGAACGAATCCGTATCGTCGCCAGCTTGAGTCAATCCTTTTTTTAGGTTATCGACGTCCGCAAGGATCGAGAGCTTGAGTGTTCTTGATCCAGCAGCCATTAGTCGAACCTCTTAACTATGTCAGTAAATGCTTTTTCCCACTCAGCGATTAGGTAACTTTGCTCAGCTCTTAAAGTTGGATAAATAAAATAGCCCGTCGAACCTCGCCCGGTTGATCCCGACCAAATCGGGAACTGTTTAAATTTATTTGATCCAAATTCTGAGCCGCCCCATAGTTGTTGAGTAGTAGCGCCGCCGCTAAATTTCTGAGCTGCAAAACCAAAACTAATTTCGCCAATTTTGGACGACTTACTAACTCGAGAGCCCTCAGCAATTCGACTAGCTACTGGAGCGGAATTTAATTGACCAGCTGCCGAGATAACTTTGCCCTGTAAATAACTGGCAAGCGCTCCCGATTGTGTTTTAGCTTGATCGAGAGCTTCCGCGTCCATGGCTTTAAACGCCCCAGTAATGGCGCGAAGTTCGGCTTTGTCGTACTGGACGACTTCCTTACTTTCCGCCATTTCGTTTCTCCAATATCTCGAGCGCTGTCAATATATCCGCCGCGTCAACCCACTCACTCATTGGTATTCCTGTCACGATCGACAGTTCAACGATTAAGTAACTTAGGCTTCCTCGGCTGTAACTTTTGGGCTGTCAGTTTCTCCGACCGTAATATCGACTACCATTTCGCACCATACTTCATAAGGTTTGACTGGCTTACCAGCTGCCTCACGCTTTAGAGCGTTCCATGCTAAGAACATTAGGTCGGATATACCGATCTTTTCCTGAGCTTGTTGAATTGTGTAACCTGTTTTCTGCTCCCACTTAGCAAACTCTGGTGGTTGCGCTGTCGTGGTTACAGTATTTCCGTCACTCGTTTCGATATGTATTTGTAGTCTCATTTGCTCCCGATTTCTTTTCTTATAGTGTTGGTGTGGTCACGCAAGTAAAGCTGAGTGAAACTGTTTGAGCGTCTGGAGCTGTGCCGCCAGCGCTTGGGAATATAGGCTGCACGTCGAAGTTAAATACTGATCCGCTCGCAGCTGTGAAAACGACTGAAAGAGGTGTATTTGGAGCGCTGTCTGCCGCGTTCCATAGTGAAGCGCAAAGAGAGCCGCCAGCTGGCCAATCGGCAAGCATTTCGACGTCGAAAGTTCCTTGAGTATCCGTAGTAAAGTAAGCCTTACCGTCTAGCGTTTGGTAAGTGTTGATCGTTGACTCGATAGTTAGAGTTGCGCTTGTAGCTTGTGCGTCGAAATCATCACCGTCAATAGTGAAAGTGATGTCGCGCCCGGTGACGATTGTTGTTGGCATTTTTTCTCCTAGTTTTCTTGTTTGTAGTAAGTGCTAACGTCAATATCCGAAATAAGTAAATTACTCGAACCTAACGTAACAATCGACGGACGCGATACGTCGCCGACTATGTATCCCGACGGAATAGCCGTGAGAATCTGTATGACTAACTTCTCGAGATTATCGAGAGCGCCCGCGTTATTGTTATACGCGACGGCGGCTGAGATTGTAAAATTTATTTTAAGTTGAATCGAGCTACTAATTAGCGTGGTTTCGAGATACGGCGTTCCCGGGACAATTATTGCGGCTGGCGGGATTACCGCCTCTGGAACGGACTCATAGACCGACGCGGTTACGCCAGCGAGAGCGGTCGCTAGTGGCGCGCGGACATTAGCTTGAATAGATGTTGGCATTTATTGACCCATAGTTTCGACGTCAATAAACGGAGCTAATAATCCAATTACACGATTTTGAAGTGAGCGCCCTAATACGAACGGGCTAGGCTGAAAATCAACCTGAGCCGAAGTATTGCCCGGAGCTGTGATGGATTGGAAAACTTCTACTGATACGACTAGCAGCGCCGACTTTACAGGCGCTACGCCTGAATATAAGTCCTCAGCTGTTGAGCCATTAAGTACGGCTTGTCCAGCGGGAATTTTAGGTGTAAAAATTTGATCTGGCGCAGCTGTTGCGGTCGTGAATATATACGGCGCGATTTGATGATCGTTAACCGTAACGGTTAGATCGAACGCATTTCCGCAACCTGAAATAACAACAACTTGACCGGGAACGAAATAGTTAATTCGCTGAGTCGTATAAAACGCCATGCCGTCTTTGACTTCGATCGCTGTAATCGCTGACTGATAACCAGTAAGCAACGGCAAGATAGCGCCCTCGGCGCTGGCAATCATTAACTCTAAATACGAATCAGAATAAAGAGAATCGCTAACGCCTAAGACGGCGCGAAGTTCGTCCGCGGTAATAATTGGCATTAGCGATCCTCTCTCTATTCTGCTCGGTCGCCTCGGGAGCGAAACGACCGATGATTATTTCTTTATGGAAGTGCGTTCCAATGTGCTCCGTTTGGAACTTTTGCTGCTAGTGCGCCGTAACCATAATAAAGAATATCAATGGTTCCGTCTGAATTTATATTTGTTCTCAATTCGAAACGAGGTGACTCGTACCATGTGAACGAATCAGGGTTAATAACAACCATTGAGCTATCGCCGTCATCTGTTGTAGTTCCAGCAACGCCGATTGAACGTGAAACGAATAGATTTAGACCCGGTGAAACTACGCCGCGAAGTGAATCGCCGCGAACATTTCCTGCCGCATTTGACGGAATAGCCGCATTATAAAGAGGTGCGCCATTGTCGTTATAGCCCATGATGTTGCCCCATTGTTTTGGTGAAACAACTAGTGATCGAGCAAAACCTAATGAAGCTCCATAAACAGCTGCGGTTGCGGCTGATGTATAACCTAAAAATCCTTCAGCATCGTTAGCAGCTTGTGGTGTAGAAGTCGCAACTGTTTCGATACCAGCTGTTACGAACTCATCTGTGACCTTAGCGTATGCGAACTCGAGGTTTTGAAGGAGCGCCTGTAAGTAGCTGGGATCCGACCGGTCAATCAACTCGATTGTTGAAATTGCGCGACCCTTGAAGCTGTTAACGGGTACTGAAATGTAAGTCGCGCTTAGGCTTGACTCTGTAATTGAAGTGTTTTCTGCAATATCAGAAACGGTTGGAACCGCTGTGACTTTTGGCAGCTCGAAAGTCATGCCAGTAGCAGTAAGAGCCTCGCGACTAATTGCGTCGATCATGCCACGATCGGCATTTGCTAACGCGTTAATAACTGTGCGGCTCTGAGGTGTTGGAACCATGCCCGGAGCTGTTGAAGTTGTGTTATCAGCAGCTTTGACATATTGGCGAGCGTCCTCATCGTGTAAAACTGACGCTTTTAGTGAATACTGTAAATAAGAAACCTTATCGACAATAGGTGAACGTGGCGCGGTGTACGCCATTGGGACATGCTTAGACGCTTCTACCGTTTCGGCAGCGGCGCTCTCTGGAACGGTAGTGTCTGACACTTGTTCTCCTTCGGTTGTTGGATTTGTTTCTTCTGTTTCCTCATCTAGGGGATCAGAATTCTCATCGTTTGATTCGACTTCCTCGTCGGTTTCTGTTTCGCTCGCAGCTACTGAACTTACGCGAGCGCTGTCGATTGCTGGCTCTGAAACTAAAGACACTTCGTCGAGTGATCCTTTAGCTACCACTAAAACGCCGTCAACGAAATCATGCGCGTTAACTTTAACTCCTACACTAAAACCATCGCGCAAACCCGTCGCAGCTTCTACTAATGCGTCGTTGCCGGCTGTTGTTTCCGCGATCTTAAATGTCGCGTCGATTCCTTGTTCGGTTGCGGTCATAGATAAAACCTTTCCGATTGGTCGAGTGCGATCGTGTTCTAGTAATAATTTAACGTTTTTAGTTGCGATAGATTCTGGTTTAAACGTGGTAAGTCCCGCCGACGTTGATCCTGTTTCGTTCCATGTTACAACGCGTCCGGTAATAGTGCGAGATTCGCTATCGGCTGACGTAATTGTTAGCGGCATGTTTAGCTTCATTTAATCATTTCCTCAGCTTGTCGGATTTCCTCGACGCTGATTGCGCCGATTTCAAATAATGTTTTGTAAATTGCTACTCGTTCGGCTTCACTTCCGCGTAAGTAATCCTCTAATTTAAAATGAACTGATTGTGTTGACGGAACGAAGTCCGGCATAGATAAACGAGTGGAAATCGAAGTCATTAGCGGAATCAAACTGAAGTCCAGCAAAGTTTTGCGTGTGACATTGGCGTTGGAGTACGTCATGCTCGATCCAGTTTCAGCGTCAACGTAGAAGGCTGGAATTCCGATCGCCCTCGCCAGTTCGGTCGCTATGTAGGAACGGGCTGAAGCGAGCTGTAATTTCTCAGGGTCGAAGCCGACTGTTTGTAATTCTACGTCCGCATTAAGAAACGCGGTCGAACGATTACGTCGAGCGACGCCCCATGACTCTAAGAGTTTTGCAATTCGATCAGCTGGTAGCGCTGTTCCGTTTGATTTTAATACCATAGACGGGACAGGTTCGCGAGCATAGTTTGCAGCTGCTCGCTCTAGTTCTGCACCTGTGCGAATTGTGCGACCAGCGCGATTTAATAATCCTTCGTCGTTACCATAGAAAACAATTAGTGAGCCGATTCCCGATTCTGGAATTTGTTTTCCGTCAATAGTGTAATAAAGAACTTCCGTTCCGTTATTGTTTAAGAAAACGCCGACGCGTGTAGGAACGATTCGTTGAACGGAACGAATTCGCATAGTGTCGGCAAAGAGTTCGGTAATTTGCCAATAGGCATATCCGTAAAATAATAAATCCTCAGCTGTCCAAACATATGTTGCGCTACCCGGTACGCGTGGATCAGGGTCACGAATTACGCGAGGCGCTGGCACTTCGAGCCCCGTCGTATTGTCCCGGAGTTGTAACCCAATCGAAGCGATTGATTGACAGATGATCCCGCGAGCACGAGCAATCGTAGGAACACTCATAGCTTCTTCACGCGTCGCCTGAGTAGCGCCACCGTTAAAGGTATAGATCGAATCTAACGCGAATACAGGTGAAACCGAAGCCTCAATATCGGAATTTTGAGACGGCGCTACCGCTTCTACCTTTGACGCAAATAGATCACGAATACCCATAAGAGAATTGTGTCAGGCTTATAACACTAAGCCGTCATAATATCGAAGTCCATTTCTGGGCGTGTCGCGAAGTGCGTAACTAACGCCGTCGCTACCGCCGCGCAAACCGCAGCTTGAGAAGCTCGACGTCCGATAACCCAGCCACCGTCGCCGCGTTTTAATTGGACAGCTGAAAGAATCTGTTTAGTCAGATCGCTTTGCCCCCTGTGCCGAAGTCTGCCCGAGTTAATTGCGCCCAGTAGTTCGTCGCAGCTCTGAGGGTAAACCGAGTCCATGTCAAAGATCGGAATACCGGCGGGCTGGAATCTGGCGGCTACCGCGCCCGAAGTGCGACGGCTGTAAAGCAAATACTCGAGCGGATATTTACGGCAATACTTAGCCGCTTCATTAGCGATCTCTCGATCGTCGAGCTGAACTGAGTTTTCCCAAGTATGGAGTAGCTTTACGACGAAACGTTCGTCGCCCAATTTCTGAGCTCCGACTAACGCGCAGAATTTGCGATCCGGTGAAATGTCAATCGCCAGCCATGTAAGTTTTTCAGCGTCAAGATCGACGGATTCGTCGTGGCAATTATTCCACTCGTTCGCTCCGATAATGCTTGAGATCGTCTGAACCCAGCGGCATAAAACTTCGGTTTGTACGACTTCGGGCGGATCATTTAAAACCGCCTGTATGTTGTCGATGTTAATTGTGTGACCGATCGCTGGATTCGCAGCAAGCCAATTCGATTCGAGCTGTATGTCGTCAGTCGGTGCGCTCCACTCGAAATAGCCGATGTCGTCGTCCGCTCCCGCAGCCGCAGCTAGTCCGCGCTCTCGAAACGCATTTAAAACGACCGAGTGCGAATCGCCCGCGTTCGTGTAGCTCATAATCATAGGATTTTTTGCAGCCATAAGGGTATATCTCAGGGACGCGTAAGATTCTAAGTCTTTCATTTCTCGAAGCTCGTCTAAGTGGATTGCCGACGGTGCGGAAACGCCTCGAGCAGCTGAGCCGCCAGCCTTTACGATAAATCGATTGATTTGCCCAGTCGTACCCTTGACTTCGATTTCCTCGGAGCCATGACTCCACCTAATACGCTGTACGCGCTTACATAGCATTTCCGAGCTCTCGATTAGGTTAACCAGCTGTCTAAATTGCTCTAGCGATGTGGCTAATCTGTGAGCTGAACCGATTTGAAGCGGTTCGTCCCATAAGAATAAACCGCCTAAGATTCGGATTTGCTGGAGAAACGACTTACCGTTTTGACGGGCAACGACTATGCAATTCGTCGGAGTAGCCCAGCGACCGTCGGGTTTGTATTTGTGAGTATGCTCCAGCGCGAACTTTTGCCATGGCATTAAGCCCTCTGGAAGTATGTCAGCGGCTAAATCTATGAGATCGAAGCCCCTAGACGGTAAATCATTAAGCTGAGTGTGAATTCTGGGTGTCGGATTGCCATAAGTGACAGCTAATGACGGCGGTAAAACCGATACAAGCCGATTAGAGCCTAGTTGGACCTGATCGCCAATAGTTATGACCTGATCGTCCTTAATCATGACTTACGCTAACGTTTTCAGGGATATTTAGAT